TGTATGACAACAGCAACCGCGTCACCGGTGGTGAATGTCCAAACGATGGCCGAGTCTGTACCAACAATGGTGGCCGACCGGGCCGCGTATGGGAAACCCAAGGTATCGGCACTAGCCGCACAGCCTCTAGCATTCAGGGTGGCTACCGTGAGTGGGTCATCCCTAATTCAGGTGGCCTGCGTGTTCAGGACGTGATGCGCTCATGTGGCCCCAACATCCACGATCTGCACTGCCGTGATCGGTTCCGCATGGAGTTAACGAGAACATCGGTCCACCTGTACTCAAATGGCTACCCCATCCTGCTGATCGATGGCCTGTATGCTGTGAACCCTGCAACGGGTGCTGACAACAGGATCCCGCAAGAGTGGCTCAACAATGGGGCACGCTTCTACATGACTAGCTGGATCAACTCAGGCCAGCACACACCACTGCGGTGGCACTGGAACAACGTTGCCGTAAACCCACCATACCCTGCCTCGCAGTCGCATTCAGACTCATGGTGCCTGGGCACTAACTGGCAGAACGCTAACCAGACCATCTCGCCAAACACTTGCCCGCATGCTCACGTTCAGTCATGCCCCGAGCTACAAGCACCGAATACTTCTTGCCTCAGTACACCAACACCCGTACCACAAACCAGCACACCAATCCCATCTACAGCTACACCGATTCCGGCCACTTCTACACCAACCGCTCAGCCAACCAGCACACCTGGCCCAACCGCTACACCCGAAACTACGCCTACACCACTGCCATGTGAGGCTCGTGTCAAGATCAATGGCGTTGAGCAATGGATCCCCAAGCCCGTAGAGTTCTGTCAAGCTGGCTGATACACACAAGGTGTACCCATGAAAGGCATGCCCGCCAAGGTTGACCTGAGCAGAGATCAGAAGGCGCTTGAGATGCGCCGGGCAGGCAAGGACTACGACTCTATCGCTAAGGCTCTCGAATATTTCGATAGAAGTCATGCCCGTAAGGTCATCATGCGTTTGCTCAAGGCCGATAGGGAAAAGCTTGCTGAAACAGCAGATGAGGTCAGAGAGCTTGAGCTACAGCGCATCGATAAGATGTTTGAGGTTGCCTACGCCAAGGCGCTGGATGGGCACCTGCTGAGCATTGATCGAGCACTCAGGCTCATGGAGCGTAGAGCCAGCATGCTTGGCCTTGATGCACCAAAGCGCCAGGAGATCAGCGGCCCTGACGGTAGCCCAATCGAGATAGACGAGCGTATTACACTTACCGAGCAGGAACGTGACAACCGCATCCTTACCATCCTTGACGCAGCCAGAGAAAGAGCTAATCTTGCTGCTCTCCCAGCCGGACCCGATATGGCTTCCCCAAACGGGACCACAGACGGAGGCATGGCTGAGTGAGGCAGACGAGTTGTACTTTGGTGGTCAGGCCGGTGGTGGTAAGTCAGACCTACTGCTAGGGCTCTCCCTCACCGCTCAGAAACGCTCAATCATCTTCAGGCGTACCTACACACAGCTACGAGGTGGTGAGGGCCTGCTGCAGCGCACAAGCAACATCGTAGGCCAATACGGTAGGTTCGTAGGCCGACTCAACGGCTGGCGGCTCAACAATGGACGCACCATAGAATTCGGGGCAGTCGAGACAATAGCCGACCTATCCAAGTGGCGAGGCCGAGCCCATGACTTCAAGGGCTTCGATGAACTACCTGAGTTTCTAGAGGCTCAGTATCTTTTCCTCATAGGTTGGCTACGTTCAACAGATCCACACCAGAGAACAAGAGTAGTAGGTGCAGGTAACCCACCATTGAGTGACGAAGGCGAATGGGTAATCAGACGCTGGGCACCCTGGCTCGATTCACAGCACAACAATCCCGCTAGACCAGGCGAGCTACGCTGGTTTGCCCGTATCGAAGACAAGGACGTTGAGGTAGAGGACTATCAGCCGTTTGAGCACAATGGCGAGATAATCAGGCCCCGCTCAAGAACATTTATCCCGGCTAGCCTCAAGCAAAACCAATTCTTAGCCTCAACCGACTACGGCTCAGTGCTTCAGGGCCTGCCTGAGCCGATGCGCTCGCAGCTACTATTCGGAGACTTCTCTGTAGGGCGCAGGGACGATCCCTGGCAAGTCATACCCTCAGCATGGGTAGATGCAGCCATGAGGCGATGGCGATCCACACCGAAGCCCGATGGGCCTGCTACGTGCTCAGGGCTTGACGTGGCTCGCGGTGGTGCTGCCAAAACAGCCCTGGCTCAGCGTTGGGGCAACTGGTTCGCTGAGGTCAAACGTTGGGATGGTCAGGACACACCTGACGGCACCCAAGGCCGAAACATCGTCACTGAGGCAGCAACCCGTGGCGGCATCATCAACGTTGACGTAATCGGGCCAGGTGCAGCCGTTGTAGACCTTTGCCGGGAGGTTGACTTACCCGTAGTCCCGGTCAACTTTGGCGCAGGCACCAAGCGGCATGACAGGACAAATCTACTCAGGTTCGTAAATGTCAGGGCCTTTGCCTACTGGTCGATGCGCGAAGCTCTTGACCCTGAGAATGGTGACGAGGTCTGCCTGCCACCTGACAATGAGCTACGGTCCGATCTATGTGCGGCTCGCTGGATGATGCGAATGCACGGCATCCAGATCGAAAGCAAAGACGATATCATCGAACGCCTGGGCCGAAGCCCGGACGCCGGTGATGCCGTGGTTATGGCGGCTATGCCCCCGCTGACGATGGGCGTTCAGGTTCTCTGAGCCTCAACCCATTGAGCGATCTGCTTTCGGCTGCACTTGCGGCAGCTAATGCACTTGGCGGGGTTCATGGCGTTGACGCGGTTCAGGACGCTGATGCCACAAAGGGTGGCTTTGCCATCGGGTGACCAGTGAGTCTCGTTGCTTGCTGGCGAGCGAGAGCCGGCGATCCGGCCCTTGACGAGAATCAGGTTGTTCATGACTTCCATCCGAGATCCTGAATGCGCTGAGCGAGGATCGTAGCCTGACGCTGGCCCATGAGAACCAGATGCCGGCGTCCCTCATCATCGTAAAACTCGAATACCGGCTGCTGCTCGCCTCTGTGCTCAAACGCCATGTTCCAGACGTTGGCCGACCGTGCGATGTGCTTGCTGGTCTTGAGTGTTCGCTTGTTGCTTGCCATACGTTCACTATACAGCATTGGTGTAGCCTGTCAACAGTTTTGCCGGCACGAGTCGGCACCGAAGTTTACCGACGCCGGGAGGATGAGCGTTGCCTGAGTCTCGTTGGTCTGCTGCGCTGACTAAGGTTGGTCAAGCGTTCACACACCCGGTTGCCCGTAGGCAGGAGCAGAAGTTTACGCCTGCCGATCCTACGGTCCACTGGCAGTACATCAACCATCTGGTCTACACAGCCGGCACTACGCTGCCTCAGCATGCTCAGGGTGACTACAACTCAGCGGTGTTTGCCTGCCTGAGGGCACTTGCCAACGCATCGATTGAGGCACCGCTGCGGGTTTACCAGAAGACCGGTGCTGGCGAGCTTGAGCCGGTTGAGAATTCCCCGATTCAGGACTTACTCGATGAGCCGCATCCCGAGCTAGACATGCTCGAAATCCGCTGGTGGCTGGCCTGGGCACGGCACGCCGATGGCAATGCCTATCTGCTCAAGGTTCGCAATGGCGTAGGCGCGGTGATCGAGCTTTGGCCCGTGAGCCCACTAGTCATGAGCCCGCACACCGAGCGAGGGTCCAACAACTTTATCGACTGGTACGAGATGGATCGGTCCGATGGCCGGGGCAAGCAGCAGATCCCGGTTGAGGACGTTATGCACTTCAAGGTTGGGGTTGACCCGCTCGATGTACGCAAGGGTATTGCGCCACTCAAACGGCTGCTCCGAGAGATTGCATCTGACGCTGAGGCAACCAAGTATCAAGACGCCATCTTGCGTAACTTTGGCATCCCCGGTCTGGTAGCGAGCCTGCCGGCTGAGACAATGCTGAGCCCGAAGCAGTTGGAAGAGATCAAGCATGACCTAGAGCGCAAGTTTGGTGGCGAGAACCGTGGCAGCGTTGCGGTCATGACTGGTGGCGCGAAGATGGAGCAATTTGGTTTCTCGCCACAGCAGATGACGCTTGAGGCGTTACACGATGTACCCGAGACTAGGATTGCAGCGGTAATGGGCGTTCCGCCGGCAGTTGCAGGGCTAGGTGTTGGGCTTGACCAGACAACTAACTTTGCGAGCTTGAGGCAGGTATCGGAAAACTTTATCGAGGTAACGATTGCGCCCATCTGGAAACTCGATGAGAGCAAGTGGACGCGCAAGCTCGCCAGGGAGTTTTCGAGCGATAAGCGCATCCAGATCAAGCATGACCTTGGCGAGGTCAGATCGTTACAGGAAGACGAGAACGCGAAGGCAGATCGGATCTCGAAGCTCTTTAGCTCAGGTGTGATCACCCGGGAGATTGCGCTCACCGAGCTTGGCTACGATCCCGAGTTGCCTGGTGAGGACATTCTGTTTGTGCCGACCAGCGGTCAGTATGTAACGGTTGATCAGGCTACGACAGACGTAGAGGCAGAGCGCCAGCAAGAGCTAGATGCTCAGGCGGCAGAGGCCGATGCCCGGGCTCAAGCCCTAGCAGCCAATAAGCCTGCCGCCGGTGGCTCGCCCGGATCCAAAGAAAGCTCAGACGAGTTACTGAGTCGGGCGCTACAGCAGTTGGTAGACGTGAGTGCCAACCAGATGGAAGACGATCTAGTTGCGCTTCAGGCGAGCCAGCAGCGTCGGGTCAAGAAAGCGTTAGTGAGTGGCAAATTCCAGGGTTGAGCCTGAGCAGAAGCAAGAGGGTGAGGCCCGGGACGATGAGCTAGAGCTTGCGTTGCTCACGGCTCTTTTCATTCGCTGGTATGTGACTGCATGGCGGGCTGTGCATACGATGGTGCTGCGGGTGTTCAACCTGGGGCCGATCCCGCTTGACGATCCGGCTGTGCAGAAGGCGGTTCTGGCGGCTCAGGCAGAGGCTGCGGTGGTTGATGCAACTACCAGGCGTTTGATCGTTGACCGCATCGTACAGGGGCTGCAGCGTGGTCTTACGCCGACTCAGATAGCGTATGGCACGCCCGAGTTTGCTGGCATCGATGGGCTGTTTGAGGTTACGTGGAAGGGCAGGCCGCTGACGGTTGCGAACACGGTGATTCAGAAGGCGGTTTTACAGGCGACGATTGAGCGGTACAGGCAGTTGGGTAAGGGTGTAGTGACGCATCTGCTGATCCATGATGGTGACTACGATGGCTACTGTGAGGCGAGGAACGGAACTACCGTTCCCATCAGTTCTGCACCCGACCTGGCCCATCCAAACTGTAGACTTAGTGTCACACCAGTGTTTGGAGATCCAAGGCAATGAGTGTTCTTGTGCGCTTGGGACCGGGCGAGCTTGCAGCGATCAGTGGCCGAGTTCAGACGCATCTGACGCCAGAGGGCTACGAGGCGTGGTACAGGCAGGATATTCCGGCGATGCTCACCGAGATCATGCTGCTGCAGCAAGAGGCAGCGTATGCAATCTCGGTTCTAGGTGGCGAGCCGGGTGAGATTCTGCTTGACGCCATCCAGCGATGGCAGGGTGAGCGTTCCGGGCTTTGGGAAAAGCAGCAGACGCGCAAGCTACGCGAGCAGGTACAGGGAGCCAGGGAACAAGCCGAGCAGGCTGAGGGGGCTCTGCATGAGTCTCAGAGCACCATCGATGAGTTGCAGCGTACGGTGTCTAGCCTTGAGGCACAGATGGGCTCGATCCGAGCCAAGCACGAGCAGGAGCTAAACCTGATGGCTGGCCGGGTTGCCGATGCGATCCAGGCGGGTCAGGCCAAGGACGATGAGTACGCCAAGACTCATACCGAAGTGCTCAGGCTGCATGGCGAGATCGAGCGGTTGCAGCAGGCAGCGAACACAAGCTTTGAGGACTGGCAGCGCAAATGCCGTGACGCGGCTAAGGCTCTGGTTGAGGCCATCGGTTGACTCGCCGGGTCAAGAACAATCTGCTGCCCGATCAGGGTGAGGAAGAGTCAGAGCTTATCCCGTTCCAATGGGAAATAGCCTACGGTGATAAGTCAGCGGCCAGGCCTGGGATGGTGATGATTCGCTGGTCCCGGGCCGGCAAGATCATGGCTGAGGAATACATGCCACCCGAGGAATTCCTGTCACTGGCCCATGGCTTCGAGAACGTGGCTCGAAGCATCTCGGCCGAGCTAGACAGTAAACCCGTTGCGTGATCTGCCTTTAGCAGCCATATCGGCCATGTTCTCAGCGTGAGTGCCGATCCATAGATGCTCTGGTCTGACGCAGCCCGGAGTGTCGCATGTGTGGCAAACCTCTTTGCCATCAGGGATTGGGCCATTGGTAAGTTCCCAAGCAGCCCGGTGAGCGTGTTGCCAACCATCGAGCCAGAACCCGCCATAGCGCGAACGTTTGGCACCGAGCCACAGCCAGCATTCGCCAGACTTGTCAACCTGAGCCCAAAAGGTTTTATCCCGGTCGGTGATTGGGCCTGCGTATCGGCACTTCGTTGAGCAGTAGTTGCGCTTGGTAAATGTGCCTCTGTTTCTGCGGTAAGGGATTGGGTTTCTAGTGAACGTTACACCGCATCTATCGCAAACCATGGTCACTGCTTTGTACGGCATTTGTAAACTTAGTGTACCACAGTGAATAGAGCGCCCCGGGTTTTAGCGTTGATCGGAGATGAAACCGGGTGTTCACTTTGGAGAGTTTGGCAGCCGTTCGCGGAGTTGAGCAGGCGAGGGTTCATCGCTGACTGGTGCCACAAAGAGGACAGTATGAAGGTGCTTCCTCTGCTGGCGAGTGGTCGGTACGATGCGATCCTGACTCCCCGAATCGTCTGGCCGGTCAAGGACGTAGGTGAGGTCTGGATCAAGGCCATCAGGAACGCCGGTCTTGCCTGGCTCTACGAGGTTGATGATGACGTATTCAACCCGCGCATCATTGACCGTCAAACCCGACTGTTCGAGTCAGAGAAAGCCAAAGGCTACGAGCAACTCGAATGGGAACGCCAGGAACGCATCAGGCTGCTGAGCTTGTGCGATGGCGTAACCGTCACTACGCAGCGTCTGAAGACCGTGGTGCAGGGCTACAACCCGGACGTGCCGGTGTACGTTGTGCCCAACGCAATCGATGTGCAGTGGTTCCGGTTGCTCATGCGAGGCATTGGGCGTGTTCCCGAGCTAGAGGGCAAGCTCACCGTTGGTTGGGCCGGTGGCACCCGGGAAGACGTTGACCTGTTAGACCTTGGCAAAGCCTGGACAATCCTCGCTGAAAAGTACCCGCACGTGATGTTCGTGAGCCAGGGTCACCAATCCAAAGCTCTGGCCGAGTCGGTGCCTGAGGAACGTCAGGTGAGGTTGCCGTGGCTAGGGCTTGAGGAATACCCGCGAGCCCTGATCAACGTCGATATCGGCTGTTGCACCGTTGCGCCCATGGTGTTCAACACAAGCAAATCCTGCATCAAGTGGTATGAGTACACACTGGCCGGGGCTGCTTGTGTGGTGAGCCCAACGGTTTATGGGCGCGAGGTTACTGATGGCGTAGATGCTTTTGTAGCCTCAGGGGTAGATCAGTTAGTGGACAGGATCTCTCAACTGATTGAGTCTGAGGATCTACGCAAGGGCATGGCGAGGGCGGCTCGAACAAAGGTTGTCACCGAGCATAGCCTCAATAACAACCTGTTCAACTGGCCCGAAGCGTGGAAGGATGCGATTGAGCGTTTTCAAGAGAAACGCTCGCGGCAGCTAGTGCTTTCGTAGTGCTAGTCAGCAGAGCTTTATAAAGCTTTAGCTCGCGTTCAAGCTCAGCATTCTTAGCCTCTAGACGTTCGATGTGGCTAGCCCATGTGGCGTTCATACAATCCCCGCGATGCTTACTGCCATAAAGCCAATGACGATGAGGTTCTGCTGAAAGTGAGCCCGGGCAGCAATCTCAAGCCCCCAATTCTGGTATAGCCAGTTGAAGACCAGACCACCGAAGACGCCTATAGCGATACAGGCGATGAGCGGTACGCCAACCAGAATATGCAGTGCTGCCCAAATGGCTGAGTACAGAACCATTTGCTTGAGCGTGCTAGCTGTAGCTCTGAACGTTACCTCTTCGTAGTAAGCCATATCAGGCAGGCGTACGAGCAGTGCAACCATGAGCAGCCAGCCAAAGAACGGGATGTGCAGTGGTGCTGTGTAGATGCTGCCGGGTTGACCGGAAAGCATCCTTACCCAAGACCACCACAAGATCCCCTCGCCATCAGTCTTGACCCATATCAGGGCAAGCGAGCCGACCACGGCGGTAAGGGTAAATATGTTCAAGACGAGCAGCGCCGGGTTGAGCCTGAAGTAGTGCAAGCGTTTAGGCCAGCCACCGGTGACCACTGACCAGATCATGATGCCAGCAACTGCGATGGTTCCCCATGGGAGGTCTGGCAGGAAGCTCATGCGTTCCCGTTCTCGGCAGCCAGCCGGGCATCGAGAGCCTCAAGCGCAAGGTACAGGAATGGCGAGGGCTCACGTGAGCCGAGTTCCCAACGGCTCACGGTGTCTGATCGGCCCAGGTGCAGAAGCTCAGCCATGCGCTTCTGACTGAGCTTGTGCGTTTCGCGCCACTGCTTGATTTCACTGCCGGTCATTCGTCAGCCTCGTCCATCTTGCGGTTGAGCCAATCCCAATAGTCAGGCCCGTAGATGGCTTCCATGGCGCACTCGTAGACGTAGTGCTCGAAATCCTTGGGCTCGCGCCAGTCTGCCTGGTGAGCATTCTTGTGAGCATCAAGTACATAGGCAAGCACGAAGGAAAAGTCGGGGTTGGGAAACTCAACCGGCACGTCGGGATCGTAGATGCCGGTGATGGTCACTTTTGTCATTCGCTTACCTCGCTTTCGGGAGTCAGGCATGACCACTCGGGAATCTGTACAGGCACTTCACACGGCTGTGGCTGATCACTGGGCTGTTCTACTTCCGGCTGCGCTTCTGGCGTCTGCGGCTGCTCTGGCTGCTGCTCTGGTACGGACTCAGGGACTACAACCTCTACAGGCATCGGCACATCGCTCTCGATGGCTAGCACTGGATTTGGTACAGCGGGTGCAGCAGTGGGCGTGGG